ATAGAGTCCTCGATGACTCCGGAGACAAAACAGTTATATGCCGTAACATCTCTTGGCGATCCCATTGCTGCTTGGACTCTTCCGGCTGGCATAAACCTCTGGTTAAGTAGGATATTCCGGTAGCTCTGTCGGTGTTCTTCGTTGTCTGCCATTGCCGCTGCCTGTCTCGCACACGCTTCACTGAACGCTTCATTTGGTAACCTATATTTTTGAGAATGTAAACTATCACACGCTGGTATCTGTGGCCCATAATCCATTAAGTTCTCTCCATATCTATATGAATTTCAAAGCATACCCCACTGGCTTGAACAGCATGGGGCTGTGTCTTAGCTTTAGCTACAGCTTGAGGGAGTACGACTTCTTTACAGTGCTTTATATTCTCTTCCGGAGGAGCTTGGAATACTCTGGTATGTAGGCTACCGTCCGGAAACATAATTGTCAAAATTAAAACTAGAACTTTCATAACGCACTCCCTCCGACTAAATCTGTGAGATCAGGCTCCTTATAATTCGGTCCCTTAAGCACCTTCCCTTCTTTATTATACATTGGATTACCTTCATTGTCAAGCTTAGACATATTAGAATTATGAACCCGATTAAAAGGGGCATCAAAACCACTAGGAAAGGTATTAAAACTAATGAAAGTGCCGGATACAATATATTGAACATCAGCTAGTTCCTTTAGAAAATTAGCCCATTGCCCTTTAGTACCCTTTTTCCCACGGATTAATTCCACGGAAAGAATATCTATAGCCTCTGATACTTCTGCGACTTCCTCTAGTAGTAATTTTTTCCGTAGTTCCAAAACGGAAACACGGGGATCACTATCCACATCCAGATTCATAGCACGATGAAACCTTGCTACTTTCTGTTCTCTACTTACATAAGTATGTTGCATCAATGCACCGGATGATCTGGATATTTAATCGTCAGGTCCATGTAACAACTATGGAATAATAAACTTATAGCTTTCCTTAACATATCGTTTTGCTCCTCTGTATTTCCAGCTTTGTTCAGCCCACTTATAAGAGTGTGGGCTAATTCTATTCTACCGATTAATGGGTCCTCCGGAGTAAAGTTTATTACCGGAGTTTCTTCCTCATTACTCATCAGGTAAATAACCTTCCATGTCTACATCAAAAATCTCTCTTAATTCTTCTTCGTTGTCCTCCACAAGATCACTAAATCTTTCGATGATGTCCTCCGTAGTGATATTAAGTACCTCACATAAGAAGGAAGGTTCAGCTAGATTAGACACTCTGTTTAAAAACTGTTTATGTGGTAATGACATTTTTTATATTCTCTATAGTACACCATTTGAACCCTTCCTTTTCACACCATTCGGACATGGTTATCTTACCGTTCTTACGGACTTTTTTAGAGGGTTTATACAGGACAAAGATTAACTCGTCCGGAGGGACTAGGGAGTTTCGTATGGCTCTGTATTTCTGTACGTCACCCTCCCTAAAGAACCCTTTACACTCCACAATGGTATGGACATTTACAAAGTCCGGTATGTAATTCCTATGGATAACATAAGGGATTTTGTGCCGTTCATAATGAAAGGAGTTACCAAGGATTGCCCCTACCTCCTCTTCAAATTTATTTCGATACTGAGGCATTTGACTTTTTAGATATTTTATGTAGCTGCTTTGTATCGCTACGGGTCAAAGCCTGTGTCATGGCCCCTATTTGTGAGATAAAGGGGGGACCCTGTAATTCCCAACCTTCATTTAATAAATCGGTCACCGTTTCTTCAAACCTATCCGGCCTGGAGGAACTTACTACTTTATATTCAATAGTCATCAGGAGTTACTCTCTGATTGAGGGTTAATGTCCAAAGCACCTACGGACTTATTAATCTCCGCTATGCGCTCCTCTATTTTGACCTTGGTCTTTTCCAAAGATTCCTTCTCGCCCATAAGCCTCTTCCGTTTAATCTCGTTTATCTGGCTATCCGAAACTACAATAACCTGTGGTTGAAAGAATGTAGAAAACAAGTCATTAACAATCATAATCTAATCTCCTTTACGTTGGGGTAATTGACAACTTTACTTAGATACCTTGGACCACTTGAGTAGGCAAAGGCTTTTAAGTTTGGATAACAATGCTTTTTGTATTGGCAATAAGAACACATAGTAGATAGTCTTAAGTTGCCCGATTTGCCATCCGGAATGACGTTTGAGCATTGAGAGGGAAGTTCTTCTGCCTTTACGGACTTTTTTACGGCTTCCACACGCTCCTCTATGTCTGCATTGTAGAACTCGTACATAGGATGGTCCGTATTGTCCAGGTCATACGTCAGGGTACACAAGTGACCGTTCTGTTTATCCATTGCTAGATAGGACCACTTCCGTTCCCCCTCTGAATGAGCATAAGCCTTCACTTGATCTATGTATCCGAATGGATCATCAGCGGCAAGGCTACCGTCCTTAAACTTTTTAAATCCGAATGTGCTTACGGACTTTACGTCCACTACTTCCCCGTCAATCTTACAGTCCATGTGTCCCTTAATCCCTCTGACTTCACATAGCTTCTGTTCATCCGTAACCTTGTGTCCGGACATACGGACGAGAAACAAAATCATTTCCTCAATAAGATGACCATAGAGAAACTTAATTAAAGTATAGGCAGGGATTTTTTCTCCGATCCATTTGTGGAAACTGTACCATAGAACTCTGTCCGGTCTGCCTATAGCGGATAGCCTTAGACCTCTACGGTTAGCGTAATCATTATTAGGTAGAAATTCCTTACGCATAATGTCCTTCATGGACTCACCGAAACGCTCTATTTCTTCCTCCACATTTACACCTTTAGGAACATTCCGGTTCTTCATAAGGGAATAAACGTCCTCAACTAATGTTGATAATGACTTAGCCACGATGTCCGTACTCCTCTACAATTTCCTCTAATGTTTCACCATCAAAGTCATACCAATGTTGCTCCGCTCCTAACCAACACCACCTGTCTTTAGTAGGGGCAATTCTAATCGTATCCTCTACAACAAAATTAGAGTGTAGCCATCTAAAAGGACGGCCTATCTGCCGTAATTGTTGTTCACGGATTTCTTTAGTTAATGTGTATCTGCCCATGTTTCCCCTACCTTGTATTCACCGTCTAAAGGACAACGGAGGTTAAGTTTAATGCCAGCCGCTTTGATGCACTCCACGGCTAGCCATCCAAATTTATCTGCTTGATCCTCCCTGACTTCTGCTTGAAATTCATCGTGAATATTGCCTACAAACTTATAGTCTATACTATGTAGTTTAGCGTACTCATCCAGAATTGTCAAGGACTTTTTCATAACAACGGAAGCAGCAGACTGAAGAAGAGTATTAAGTGCAGCATGATTACTCCTTATGATAAGTTTACGATTGTCGATTCCTTTGAGGTATCCCCGAACAGCGGCATTTGAGACTCTTTCTCGTAACTGTCTAAGAGATGGCGTGTTTCGGAGAAATAACTCTTTAAGCCTAGCTCCATCTCTTTTAGTACCACCAACGATGCTTCCGATTTTCGCATCTCCGGCTCCATAGAGGAAAGCATAGATAAAAGTTTTAGCACTGTCTCTTGTTTCAAGTCCAGCAGCTTTCTGGTTAGCTGTGTGGACATCTCCATTGATGACTTCATGTGTATACTCCTTATCGTCCATGTAATGACATAACATTCTCAGTTCAATTCCGGAAGCGTCTGCACCTACTAGCTTTCTTCCCTTAGGGACCGTCCAGCAACTTCGGCAATCACTTCCGTAGGGGGAGTAACTAGCAGGGACTTGAGACATATTCGGACTACTATGTGTCATCCTTCCGGTCACCGCACCTATCGTATTTACATACCCATGTACCCTACCGTCCTGTTCAATAGCGTCTAGCCAGGATTGTATTTGAGCAGTACGTTTCTGCACCAGTAGATACTCCGCTATAAGCTGTGCTTCGGGAATACCCGTAACCTTAGACAGAATGGCCTCATCCACAATCACATGACCCTTTTCGGTAAAGTGCGTAGGCTTCCATCCGAAATATTGTAAGTACCTCCCTATCTGTTGACGAGAACCTAGATTAAACTGTGGAAATTCTATGCGAGAAAAAGGGCCAGCAACACACCACCAATCATCCCCAAGAAACTTAATGCCCACATTAGATAACCCTCCATCTTTCTTATATTTCGGTGTAACTTCTTTGACAAAGGATGCCAGTGGGATAAACTTATCATGGACTTCCTCCTCTATCTCTATCCTACGTTCCTTAAGGGTAGCTAAAAGATCAAGGCATTTTCGTTGATCTAATTCCCACCCGTTTTGAATTTGTTTCGTAATGATTTTCTGAACTTCATGCTCCAGATGGATACTTGTATCTCCAAAAGAAGCCAGCTTATCCGTAAGTACATCGTAAACTTTTTTAGTGACCTTAAGGTCCTGAGTACAGTACTCCACCATTTCAGGAGTAAGTTTATTAAAATCAACGTGCTTACCTTTCGGGAAATGAAGACGATCACCCCATGCTCTAAGGGAATGACCGCCTTCCAGTTGAGGATTATAGAGTTTTGACAGGATCAACGTGTCGGTAACCTTTAAACCAGTTAACGATACGCCGACAATATTTTCCAAGTGAACCGCGTCGAAATCTATAAAGTTGTGACCGATAACTTCTTCGTATTGATCGAACCATGACTGTATCTCCTCTTTGTTAAATGGAAAAAGAAAGTTGCGTACCTCTCCCGATTCGTTCATCGTGCCAATCATCCAGACTTTCGTAACGGGTAACTCTGTGGTTTCTATATCTACGATAAGCTGACGGGTCATTGATTATACTCTCACCATTTTTTAATGCAACGTGTTCAAGTCTATGACAGTTACTACATAGTATAGCACATTTATCTGCCTCGTCAAGAACTTCCTGTCTTATTTTCATACCTCTAAATTTACTGACGTGCATATTAAATTTTTTTTCTTCCTCCACTAGATGATGAAACTCTAAAAGTTCTCTAGGGAAACTTTCTTTACATACGTCACAAGTCATACCGTTCCTCTTCATTAAATATTTTTCTTTATTCCATATTCCTCTTTTATTGTGCCGCTGATCTCTTTCTCTCCTAGAACTCTTCATCCTCTACCGCCTTTACTTCTGGAGGTGATCCGGCTATCATACGTCCAGTTCTCTCCTCATAGTACAGCCATCCAGCGTGTCCGGTACGTCCGGTACGTCTGCACTTCACAAGCTGAACCTTAGTACTGTTACGGGTGTACTCATCGTCGGACATTTTATCACGGCTCAATAAGATCGTGTTAAATGCTATCTGATTAATCGAACCCGATCCCTTCATGTCGTACTCATTCACATCATGAGGGTCCTTAACCGCTGGTTTTCTCATGTGGGAGACGATGATAATCGATACTCCGGTTTCTTTAGCCAGCTTTAAACACCTATCCATAAAGGCATCTATCGTACCGTTCTCGTCCGACTTCACGGCTGCATGGAGAGGGTCCAGGATTAATACATCACAGTCCATGCCCTTAACCATCCACCGCATCTTGGAAAACAGAGCATCTACGTCCGAAATTCCTAAGTGTTTCAGAATATGGACCTTATCGTTCTTATCGAAATCCTCATAGAACTCACGGTAAAGAGAGTTATCCCGTTGGTCCTGTGGAATTAAAGCTATGTTCTCTCCACTGTGTAGTGACACAATCTTTTCGATAGTCTCTCCTATATCACTCTCAAGGAATACTGCCCCGATCTTTTTGTTGTTCTGTGTGACCATATCGTACAGGAGATTAAAGACCATAGTAGTCTTACCTATGGACGTTAAGGCTCCGATCACTGTGACCTCTCCTCCGGCTATACCACCGTTCATCATGGCATTTAAAGCACCGTAGGCATGGGGGAGAGGGGTAACTTCCTCCGTCCCTCTCTTTACAAAGGCATCCCAACATTCCTCGTCAGAGAAGCTTACTACGTCCACAGGACGATAGGATTTAGCGTCCCACCATGCGGAGGTAAACTCCCTGATCTTTCCGGCCTTAAGCATATCTCCGGCATCTTTAAACCCACTGGGTAGGGCTACTGATCTGGCTTTGTTGTGAGAAAATAAAGGTAGGACCTCATCCGTAGCCTTTTTCCCTGCCGTATCATTGTCGAAACAGATCACCACATTCTCAAAGCTCTCCAGCCACTCAAGATTTTCCTTGATGTCCTGTTTAGCTCCGGCTGATCCGGTCTTGATCGACACTACGGGCCACTTACCGTCAAACATTTCCGCAATGGCAAGGGCATCCGCTTCGCCTTCGGTTACAGTGACGTATTTACCACCTTCACGCCACAGATGCTGACCGAATAGTCCGGTGTTCTCTAAAGTTCCGGTAGCGTAGAACTGTTTAGGGGTAGCTCTGACTTTGGACCCCACCACAGTACCACTCATGCGGTCATGGTACGGGTAATGTTGCTTAGTGATCCCACCCTTTTTATCGTGTTCCAGAGTGACCCCGAATTTAGATACTATAGCTTCGGATATTCTTCTGTCCTTAATTGGCCCGTGTGTACCTAGCATTTCAAATTCCCTTACTGGTTTCGGTAATTCAACTTTAATGACTTCGCCGGAATACTCAACATAACCACACTTATAACAGTAGCCATGACCATCATCGTACCTCGCCAGATTGTCACCCGATCTGTCCTCACCTTTACTCCGGCACTGTGGGCAAGGCTCCCTTCCGGTAACTTTTGTATCAGTCTGTGCCAGTCCCATATTCCCACCTATAAAATATATGATCCTCAATTTCTACTGTCCGGACCTTACTGAAGGCCCATGACGGTTGGACATAATCAGCGTGATAATGTGTAGCACCGTCCGTTATATCTAAGTATGGCATATTCTGGTTGAGGATGTCAATAGCGATATTATAAATATTTTCATAGTCCATGACTTCATATGGTTCATCTGCCTTACCGTCACAAAACCATGAGAACTGGCAACGGTTACGAATAGGGATTTGTTTAGTCTTGTCTTTCCATGAGGGTCTAGTGGGACCCTGCTTAACTACTTCGCAGATCGTGTCCGGAAATCTCTCGTCATTGACCCTGTTCATAGTCACATTGGCAACCGCTAATTGTCCGGCGAATGACTGATTCCTGGCTTCATGGTACATATTCAGAGCGAGGCAACTTACTTCCGCTTCGGTCACTCCCATCAACATACCCACTAAAGTTAATTCTTTAATCATTTAAAATTCTCCTAAAAAAATGGGAAGGTAAGGAGTCGAACCCTACGCTAGGTCATAGCCAAACTAAACCTTACCTTGTTTTGGCTCAAGGCATTAGCCGCCGTGCTTCCCATAATAGCTTTTGTTCTTAAAACTCCTCGTCATCGTCCTCCATCATGTTATCCGCATACTCAAGCACCTTAATCTTTTTAAAGTAAGGAGCCACTCCGTAGGTAGGGTGGGGCTTACCACCATGCCACAGAATTTTAACCTTGGACCCGTACGGAATTTCCTTAGAAACCGGATTGCCGTCAACGTCAAGCACCGAAAACTGAGGAAACTTGGTGACAAACTTACGTTGAGGTTGGTTCTTGTATTCCTTAACGGTTATACCCTCTGCCGTGAGCTTATCGGCTTCCTCCTGTTCCATCGTAATCACAATGGAATACTTGCCAGTGTCCTGACCGTTATACCGTTCAGTGTCCGAAAGGTTACTAAACGCTACTACACCTTCTGTAATCATAAGCAATTCTCCTCTAATGTTTGATCTAATAGTATTCTAATGTATACAGAAAACCTTGTCAAGGTATTTTTTTGTAGGCTTCCTGTAATTGACCCTGTAAAGACTTAATATTGTCCTTAAGCATCCCGTTCTCTCGTCTAATCTCCGATAATTCACTACTGAATTTACTCTGTAGAGCCTTTACTGCATCGTCCCATAAATCTGCTTGCATTACACCCCACTCGTCTGCTCTTCCGGCTTCTGCCATAGCATTATCTATGTGGTTACTGAGCATATCGTCAAATTTATCATCGTTAAGAATGTTTAAGTAAAGGACATCCACAATTTCCTCATATTTGTCCTCTAATTGACCCTGATGTACGCTATCTAAAGACATTACTTTTTCTCCATTTCAATAGATATTTCCTCAATTAAGTTTTTTAATTTCCAGTACCCCGTAGTAAGGGTCCGGTAGTCGGACAATAACATATCCCCCTCCATATCCTGTAGGCTTCCCACAGGTTCAGTAATCAACGGGGCCAATCTCTTGATATATTCCTCAAGAGTAAGTCTTTCGTTATATGCCCATGTGTATTTTTTAACTGCCATGTTACTCTCCAAATACGTTTTCCCATTCTTCCGGTGTAACTCCGGTCATGATAAACTCACGTTGATCCGGAGTGAGGCTAGGCATGGCGTTTTGTATCAATTCACCATCCTCCCAAGCCTCTAGCTGATCCACAGTCACCGGAATATCCATAGTGTGCATTTTACCTGTGAACCCTGAAATTCTTCTAATCAACATAGTTACTCTCCACCTTGAAAATATTCTTTAATTTCCTTATCGGCTTCCCTCGCCAATAATTTACGTTTGCGTGACTTGAAAGTGGACGGCCTGGTCAGACGATCCATTTCCACCTTAACAAAATTCCGTCTCTTTTTTGGAACCGTGATTGTAAATTTTTTAGACATAACTCCACCTTACTACTCTTTATCCACTAAGTCAAAGAGTTTTTCCATTTCAATTTCCTGTTCCATCCGGTCCAGTTCCATAATCACAAAGGACCTAAAGCTGGCATCCATAACCGTAAGCATCATGGCATCTTTAGCACGTTGAATATCGTTACCGACTAGAGACAATGCCATATTAGCATACTCTTTAGGATTTTCTAACAACATAATTTAATTCCTCTTTCTTAAGTGTTCTTAAGAGACTAACCAAAGTGTTAAACTAAGTGTTAATCTCTTAAGAATATTATAGTACTCTAAAGGTCCTCCTGTAAAGTGTTATCTATTTCAACGTGTGAAATACTAAACACTTCATCCACTGAAAATTCCCCCATCGTCATGTAGTGGAATGTCTGACAGACTGAGCAAGTGTCCAGATATTCTCCGGTCAAACGGTTTTTAGTTACACTTTCACTATTTGTCAAAGTGGTATCGCATATTTTACATTTCATTTTTTTACTCTCCTATGGTTGATTTGTACTTGGTCTTTACTTCCGAATACGAAAGTCTATTTAAGTTAGCTTTAAATGCTGTCTCAGCGTATATCATAAGTTCTGGAATTGTCAAGTAATTTATTTCATGTTCCCATAACTCATTGATAAAGCTATCTTTTTCCTCTTTGTAGTTCTCCATGATTTCCAAGTCTGCCATAGTTTTTAGTCCTTTCTAATTTTATATGGTTGAGAAATTTTAAGTTTACGCTCCCGAAAAATACTGTCAATACATTTTTTTACTTCATCTTCACCCCACCCCTTATAGAGATGGGCAAGTAAATAATGGGATTGACCATGAACAGGGTGGATATGTTGACCCCATCCATTCGGAGGGGTTTCTAAAAGATTAACATATTCCTCACAGGCTTCTCTTAAATTAATCATTGTCATAGCTCCTTAGGCCATTACTTACGGACTTTTCAATTTTTAAATCCTAGCATAGTTTAATGTTTAATGTCAACCCTTTTTTCCTTAATGTATATACGGAGACATTTAGAGTGCTTTAGAGGTTGACCGTAAGTAAATTGCCTCCAGTTTAAACCGTCCTTAAGGTACTGCCCCTTGACGGTCATGGCGTACCTATCAGTGTTCAGATGTTGCTTGAGTTTTTTTACAAAAGCTTTCCCTTCGTCGTCGTTAGGAATGTCTGAGAACACATAACCAAAATGTTTATTACTCATAATTTACCCCTTTCAAAATGTGAGCTATTATATCCACGGTGAACCCGTTACCCAACATTTTATAACGCTGAGTATTAGAGACGCAATCAGTGTAATTATCCGGCACAGTCTGTAGTCTCTCGCACTCTACGGGCGTTAGCTTACGCCATTTAAGATCGCTAACTGCAATTTTAGGCTCACGGTGACCGCCCTGCATGGTAGTCAATGTAGGAGATTTTCCGGCTGGATGATAAACCCGTTTTAAGCTATCAATGCCCTTAATATCAGCGGTCCCTACATGACATAACCCGTCTTTTGAAAATACTAACTGCCTACGGTTTTTCTCAAAATAAGACTTAAGATTACCACCCTTCCAGTAATTAGCATCCAGACAATGCGACTTGTCACGATCTACCACACCATTTTCTAAAATGTCCTGTAGCACTACCCCTTTATCTTTAGGGACATCAAAAGGTATATTAGTCCAGTACAGTCTATATCTATTTTGACCGGAAACTAGATTACTATTAATAGCTACAGGTTCCACGCCTAGAATATCCGTAATTATTTGTTCACTGTCCTTCGACATACGGACATTTTCCAACAGAAAATATTTAGGTTTACACTCTTTAAGAATACGAACGTATTCAAAAAACAGTTTTGATCTGGGGTCGTCAAAATTAAGACCCTTTCCGGCGAATGAAAACCCTTGACAAGGTGAACCACCAATCAATAGATCAATTTTAGGCTGTAAATGTTTATGTAGGTTTTTGTCGTCAATCCATGAAACATCAGTAACACTGCCTAGATGAATAGTGTCCGGATAATTTTTTTTCGCTACCTCAATAGCATACTTGTCAATTTCACAAGCATAATAATTAACTGGTATATTAAGCTTATCCAGCGCAATTCTAGCACAGGACATACCGTCAAATAGAGATAGTACGTTTAATTTTCTCATGATTTTACCCTTTTTCCAGAAAATCAATTACAGCGTCTGGTGTGCCATCGGTATCATTAAACGCTTTAAACAGTTTAACAATCTGATCGTTTGTCAAAATGTTCTCGAGTGAAACTAGATGACTATCCCCGCTAGTTTTAAGGTCATGTCTTATTTTGTTAATATTCATGTTATCACCTCCTAAAATTAAAATTAACATATTAGAAACCACAGGTTTAACTATGGTTTCTGGATATGTCAACCTTTTTTTTTAATGTGTCTTAAAAACTACATTCTTTTTAGCAGTCCAGCATAGACCACACGTTCCACAGCTGTCCGTTTTATCCTCTTGAACCGGACATAAGAACGCTTGTTTATTCTCAATTTGAGCAACCGCCATATCGTCGTCAAATGATAAAGCTGACATAGTGGCTAGACTGAAATCACCGGACACACGGACCATGAAGCGATTAGTCCAACGTGTTCTAAGGATGTTTAAAGCGTTACCAATAGGCGTCCCAGTTTTACGCTCAGAATACCCGTAGACGTAAAGATTATCGAATTGAGACAACCATTTATCCCACAATTCCACATAGTCCACGCTGTAGAAATCGCCTAGAATATGTAGACGGACAAGGAAACCGTTTTTGTGTTTACGGTTTAGTTCTTCTAGTTCAATCGCCATAGTGTCCGTTAGGGCATCATTAGCTTCGTATCGTGTAGCAAATGGCATATTGTTCCCGTAGCACGTAGACCAATGAGCGCAGGTTTTAGCACATGTAGCACGTTCTTCTAATGTCACCGTATAAATAGGCATACCTTTAAAAATACCCTTAGTTACTTTTTTACCTAATTTGACATTAGTAGATTTTTTAATCACACGTTCTGTCTTTCCCATGCCGTCAAGAACGCTTTTGACTTTATGGGCATTGAATAAAGAGACGCCATTATCAATGGCAATTTGTGTCTTGGTGGGCATTGTGTAGTTCCTTTTTTTCACTGTTAATACAATAGATAGCACAGTTTCCTATGCTATCCGTTTTATTAACCGTTTATGATGCTACGTTATGCCTAACTTGAACTCTGCCCTTGCGGTTGTTTTCAATAATCATATTTAAACCGGATTTTAGGGACCTAATAGTGGCTTTAGGTCCGGCCTTGGTTCCAAAGAATGCTATAGAATGCCATGGAATATCTAACCTATATCCCGTTTTTAATGTGTTAATTCCGAACGCTGTCTTATATTTAGGCGAACGGAATTTTTTCCTTAGTGTGATTTTAACTGTATTCATTGTTTTAGCCTTTCATATGTTTAATGTTGGCTTATATATAATCGTTTTATTTTTATTGACAACACTGCATCATTTCATCTAGTGAAACCCTGGTATTTCATACAGTGAAACCAGGTTTCATCCAGTGAAATTATGTGGTCCTGAGTGTGGTTCACTCTTATATTCTTTTGTATTTCTTCGGAATTCTTCGGAATTCTTCGGTATTCTTCGGAATTCTTCGGTATTTTGTGCCAATGTGGTCCAATGTGGTCCAATGTGGTCCAATGTGGCTTCCCATGCAATTCTCATGCCAACATGGGGGACCCCTCGAAATCAGATCGCGCTCTTTTTATATACACTCAGGCCCACATGAGAAGCAATTTGGACCTATAAATAAATATTTTATAAATGTCAAGTAAAAAAATAGCTTGACAAATGGATTTCTCGCGGCCATAATGGGGTAAGAGGGTTGACTTTAGTCTTAAAATATGTTATAATAATGGTATTAAAGGTTACAACTTAAGAACACTTAAGAAACCAGAGAGTAATTCCTTTAATATTTACACTTTAATTAACAATCTCAAACACTTAAGAACACTTAAGTATATCCAGACTTCCATTGTTTTGTCTTTTAAAATAAAAAAGGGAAAAAATAATGGGCAAAGATAGGGTAGATATGTCTAACCAAAATGTTCCGGAGGTTAAAAGACCAAGAGGTAATCCTAATTTTTACAAAGGGATGCCCTCTCTGAACCCTAAGGGTCGAACTAAAGGTTCAGTAAATAAGTTTACTAAGTTATCCAGGGAACTTATGTCCTCTAAGGGACCGGAGATAGTAGACAAAGTAATAGAACTAGCTCTGGAGGGGGATAGGCATTGTCTCAAAATGTGCCTGGACCGGATCATCCCGGTATCTAAAGCAGTAGAGATTAAACACGAACATGAAGATTTAGGTATAAACATTATAGTCGAATCAGTAAAGGCTATAGAACGTCAGGAAGAAGAAGAATATAAAGTCATAGAGGGAGAGATTACCAACCGGATTGAAGATGAGTGATATAAATGTCACACTTCATTCGGCACAAATGGAAATCTTTAAGAGTCCGAAGAGGTTCAAGATAGCTTCCTGTGGACGTAGATTTGGTAAATCTTATTTAGCCGCATGGCTCCTGATAATTAAGGCATTACAATCTCAAGAAAAGGATGTATTCTATGTAGCACCTACTTTCCAACAAGCTAAAGATATTCTTTGGAGCATCTTAAAGGACATTGGAAGGGAGGTGATTAAGTCTACCCATGA